TGCCAGAGGACTTTCACCTCCATATCATCGACATCTGCCTCATTTGTGGCAATCCTGTCGAGTCTTGCGTATGTGAAATGCCTAGACTCCAGAAAACCTCCAATGGCTGCGATCTAACAGCAACCGAAGGAGAAAGGATGGATTACCTTCGGGACATTCAAGGAAGCCCTTGAGCGGCTTCTATGAGGGTACTTTTTTTTCATTGATTCTGTAACTCATCAATTGTCTTCTTGAGTAGCCTGGCGCTAGCTACAATTTGTCCAAATGCAGAATATGAGAGTACTTTCGGGACTCCCGCAGCTTGAGCTTCTTCTGCGCCCTCTTGTATTATCGATCCGTAGATTCCTCCAGCGGCTGCGCCAGCTGGACCAGTAGCCCAGGCGAATGGCCCTCCTAGTAGAGCGCCAATGATCCCGCCAATTCCAAAACCGGCAGTACCTAGCGCGATGTTTTCAGTCTCGAACCAATCAGCTAGTTGTGATTCATCACGATGATACCAATCGTCTGGTAAATATCGCTCCAGGTATGCCAGGCCTAAACTGGCTACCAACAACAATCCTGTTGTGCTGCCGAGTAGACTAGTGATCGGAGTTACAACTCGATTCACTGTGTAGGCAGTTGTCAAGGTGTCAAGTAGCTCTCTCTCGGATCTCCCTAGAACCATCTCATGGCGAATCACATTATCGGGTTTGACTTTCGGCATTCCCATCACTCAGGAGGTTGCGGCCAGTTGTCAGCAGCATCGTTAGCCGACGCATGATCCTGGGGGAGATCACGCAGAGCTGTGCGGTAGTCCTTCCAGGCTTGAGACATTGTGCGATCCTTGACGGCTCGCCAGTCGGTCGCTGCTAGAGCTTGATCTCGCTCTCGTCGCACTTGGTTCCATGTAATTTCGTGCTGACCTTGTTCGATGATGTCAGGTCCATCATATCGAGTATAGTTTCTATCCATATCATCACCTTAGAATTTCAGTCCTATAACGTATCGTGGCTCATCACTATTTATTGTGGCCGGAGTAAATGTTGAAGGCGGGACGGCGTAGTTAGTGCGGGTTGTGTCCTCTATGGAATATGCTTTCGTGGTGAGTGCGGTAGTGATTCCCAATGTCGGCGTATCATTAAGATGCAAGGTGCGAATTTGGGCAGACGACGATTGGTCAGTACTCACTGAATACCAATACTGAGAACCGGCGGTGAGTGTGATTGTTGCTGAAAGAGAGGTTTGGTAAATCTCCCCGGTCACAGCTAACGATATTGTCGCATAACCAAGCAGGGTAGATGGGTGTTGATTAGCGTCTTGTGAATAGATTGCCACATAGATACTGTCGCCGGCTTCAGCAGAGGTGACTTGAACTCCAATAGCGGTCAGATCGCCCGTTGCGGGAGCTATGAAAGGAAAGGCATGCGGTTTCTTTATTCCAGATACGGAGTTATTGGAAATCACTGCTCCATTCCAGGGCGGGGAAGACGATACCTCGTATTGATCCGCGTTCGTTGTGGTGATTGTTGGCAGTACATCAGCCATACCCCCGCCGCCACCTGCAGTCAGTAGACCGTTCCATTCACCAGATACCGTTAGGCGTGCCAGGTTAACCAGGACAAGCCGTCTTAGCTCGTCCTCATTCATTTCCTCGATCGCCAGGGTATTGCCTACGCCCTGGACCGTAGCGAATGCCAGGTTCTCGAGATCCAAGTTCTGCAGTAATGGATAGACACGATCGGATCGTGTAGCATCTGGAAGACTCATCCTAGTAACCCATCCCATTCTTGTTTCACTGTTAGGCGCGCGAGATTAACCAGGACAAGCCGTCTTAGCTCGTCCTCGTTGAGTTGTTCTATGCTCAAAGGATTACCAACCGAAGCGATCGTAGCTTGAGTTAGTGAATTAGGAGCTTCAGAGTCTAGGGTTTTGATCTTCAGGATCTTGTACACCCTGGGGGATTTCTTTTCTGCGTTTGGTAATGGCATGATTAGAGCCCCAACATTAGCATAAACCAACCGAAGATATTGTCCGGTATTTGTGAGAATTGCCCTGCTGGCTGATCGAGTGGGCCATTTCCTGAAGGAGGGGAGACAACCGGCGGTTGATATGCAGCAGAAGGAGGTGGTGGCCTGTATGGTTTGTAGCCCTCTGGATTAGGAGGGACATTGTCCAGGAAGTCTGTGATTGGCATTCTCACACCATCATAGTTTCTTATCGGCCGATTTGAGGGCCGTCTTCATCTTGTCTAGACTAGCTGCAGAAATCAGGCCATGTAGGAAGAGCCTTCGAGCATCCCCGCTCATGCGCTTGATGCGCTTCCGTTCTGTGGACTTCTTCACCCTAGATCACCTTCAGGCGTTAGTCAAGTATTGAGCCTTGAAGTTTAGATTCACAGGAATTGAACAAGAGCTGAACAATGCTTGATACTTTGTAGGATCAGAAGCAGATACAGATCCAACGACGTTTCCTAGTGCGTCTACAACAAACGCGCCTTGAGTTTCGATCTTTGCACCGTCGACGCTCGTGAAGAATGCCTTTCCGATTATTTGGCCCTGGAGAGTGTCGCCTATCGAGTTAGAAGTTTGAAGATCGACTAGCTCGTTAGTTGCTCCACCTGTAGGGGTCACAACAAAGATTCTGGAGACTCCTCGGTTCGTGTAGACACAGAGTGCGCCTTCCCTATCCGCGGCGCTATTATTCATGCACCTGACTTTGTCACCAGCCATTAGTGTAAATGGGGCGCAGAAAGCAGGGGTGAATGCTGTAACGCCCTTTATTCCGACAGGTACGATTGCAGCCACGAGACCCTGGCGCAAAATGTAAGCGTATGCGATTCCGTTATCTGAAGTCACTAGACCTGAAGTTACTGTCGACCCTGCCGCGTAATCACCGACATTTTGGGCGCTGACGGTGTATGCGGTATCAGTCGAGAGATCGGTTTCGGTACCCTCTGCTAACTCGCCTTTGAGTGGAATGTTCGTTCCGTTGCTACAGACTAAGACTCCTGTTACTGTATTTGTTGCCATTCATAATCACCTCAGAGTTTTATGCCGATCCCCAACGGCTTCATGATGTTCCGGTTCACATTACTGATCGGCCTGCGTAGAAGTTTGCGCGCTACCTTGAATCCGACACCAATTCCAATCGCCTGGACTGCCATCGTTTGGTAATTCTGCATGAAGTTAGCTTGCATTCCTGTGAAAGCAGTTGTAGGGTGAGTAATAATTTCTGAAAGCGAGAGTTGACCTGCACCAGATACGGTCATAACTCCGTTGCTTGATCCGTATGAAATGTCAGATCCACCAGTGATGAATCCAACTGGAGAATTACCAGCTAGTCCTTCAGTCAAAAGATTCGCATAAGCGTAACTCTCGATTGCTGAAATCACGCTGAACATCTTAGGACCGCGTCGTCTCTTTGACTTTTTGCGTCGTGCCATAATCGTAACCGGTGAAACATGTCGCTAATAATCATTTTTCACTTTCAGGACTACTTTCAGGTGCAAACTGTCCATCGCCAGTTCGATTTACGATCTTAGCTGGATTTTTTGCCATATTGTCCTGGATCAGTTGCATCAGCATCATCTGGATCGGATTTACTTCAGGAATATCGCCGAGGGGCAAATTCTCAATCGTCGAGGTTAGTGCTTCAGCCAGTTTTGCATCTAAATTCGCCATTTGTTCAGCAATAAACCGCAAAGACATGCGCAAATGCAAATAAAATGCAACATAAATTGCCACTATACACGCGCCCGCGATGAGTAGGGTCTCCATCATACCCTCATCGAACCGGCAACGGGACTTAATCCTCTTGTTTCGGCTCCCCGCCCACCCAACCAACGCTTGTCACCGTTATTAGTGATTGTTTAGTGAACACATCCTATACTTCCGGGAATAGTGGGGAGGCCTTAGAAGCAGACTGCGCCACTTTGAATTGTGGGGAGTTATTATAGTCCATGAGATGTCCGCTTGATTCATGAAACGGGGTATCTGGCGATGCTGGCAGTGCAAACGTCACTGGGTCTACAACGTAGAGGATCGGATGAAGAGCCTCGACAAGATATGCCACGGATGCGGCCGTAGGAATAGAGCTAGGATCTGGCGGAAGCCTGGGCGACGAGGTAGGCACCAGAAGACCATCGTAATGGGTCGTCCGTCCTATATGCCTCTGCAAGCGCTCCGGGAAGAGGCGAAGCGACGCAACGCAGCGATGGGTAGGCCCAGGAAACAGGAAGGCTTCACGCGGGCATCAGAGCTAGAAGAATTCAGGGTGAGGAAAGAATGACTATTGAAGACACAATTGATGATTGGATCGAAAACGGAATGCCATGTTTAGCGTGTGGTGAACGAGTAGCTATGGAAGTTACATTTCATGCAGCGAGAAGTTTGCTCATATTGAGAGGCGTATGCGATCCATGCCCGGTATCTCCCTCGGGCAAGAATCCCATGACGGTGATGATGGAATGACGGGAAAAGGAATTACTCTACGCACGATCTACATGCGAGTTACTATCGATGGGAAGCGGCAGTATGTCGACATTGGTTACATCAACAAGAAAGGCAATATTCACTTATGGTCAGGCATGCCTAATCCTGGTTGGTGGGATTGAATGACTGACGACGACGGGCATTCTATCGATCCTAGAGCTTGGATCGATTACGAGGACGTTCTGGACGATATGCAAGAAGAAACAATCCGAGAGATCGAGTGGGTGGATGAAGACCCACAGTTCCAGGGAGTGCCAGAGGACTTTCACCTCCATATCATCGACATCTGCCTCATTTGTGGCAATCCTGTCGAGTCTTGCGTATGTGAAATGCCTAGACTCCAGAAAACCTCCAATGGCTGCGATCTAACAGCAACCGA